GTAAAATCTGTCTAATATTTGATATTTTTGATTAACATTATAATCTAAGTGTTTTGCTTCTGCTGGAGTTAATATATTTTGAGAATTTTTTAAACTAGAAGATGGGTAGTCTTCTCCATATAAAGAGTTTTCACCCACATCTATGTCATCGATAACTTTTTCTAAGTCTGGATATAAATCCAAAACTTGTTGTCTAGTAAGAAAAGTAGAAAGAATAATTCCAGAAGCATCTTGAAAAAACCTGTCTCGAGATGCAGGGTCTACGTATACCCTAAAAGGGTCAACGTGCGTATATTTAATTTCGCCTCTTCCGTAGTCAGCTTCTGGGTCCATATATACATACATATAGCCAAGACCTTGTACTGCATAGTCGTGTACTACCTGTTTAAATACAACATCTCCTTTTGAGATATCCCAAACATATTCTAATATTGTTTTCCAGATATTAGAAAGTCTGTTATCTGAATCTTCTCTACCAATAGCTGAAAACCTAGCTGGTTGAGCTGTAAGTAAAGATTTTAATTTATCTACCGCAGCATAAACTCTGTCAATAACAAAATCTGCTTGACCTACAGATGCCAAAGCATCTGATTCTTCTGCTGTAAAGTGATTACCCAGTACAAAATCTACTGCGTCTCTTGCTTCTAAGTCCCAAGTTTGTCTTGCGTCTCTCCATCTTCTAAAGAGTTCTTTAGTTATTTGAGGTTTACTTTTGTTTGATTCTTCGTATCTAGCCATAGACTCCCATATGTTTTGAGACTAAAGTACTAAATATGTGACGTTTAAGTCAAGGGGAAAGTTATATTTTCTGACCTGTAACCCAATTAATAGCTCTAGACGCTAAATTCTTTTCTCTATTAGACAATCTTTCGTCTAGTAAATTCTTTTCTATCGCTGAGCTTTTAGGAGGTTTTGCAGTTGTTACTGCATACCAAAGTCCGTCAAGAAGGTCGTCGTTTCTGCCTTTGGGAAATTCAAACATTTCATCTATAATACCTTCGTGTTCTTTTTTTATAAATAGTTTTCTAGAATTTACTATAGGACACAATAAAGCCTCTAACCTATCTTCTTTTTTAATTCCTCCAGGAGGTCTTATTCCCTGGGAAAGACCAGGTGCTAACTTCCTATCAGAACCAGCTAATTTATTAACGTGGTCTTTAATGATTCCTTGAGCACCAACTTTTTCAACATTTACTCTTCTAACTGGGTGGTACTTCCTAGCTAAGTCAATAATAACTCTAGGCATATCATATAATGGAGAATGCTCTCTGTAATAATCTACAATATATATATTTCTATCGCTATCTATAGCTATTGTCATTATAACCTGAAAATCACTTCTTGCGTGAGTTTCATAAGCTAAATCAACTCCCATATATACATTAACAGGAATAGCTGATTCATCAATCATCATATAATTAAACCCACCTCTTTCCTCGAGGGTTCCTCTATATTTATTTATTCTATCTATTTTAAATTTAGCGGTCTCTAAGTCTCTGGCTTCATTCATATATTCTTGAGCGAACTTATGAACAAGTCCCATTTCTGAGAACCTAGACTTTATATCATCTAATTTTTTCTTTGTAAAGTAGCTAGGCCATAAAGGAACGTCATCAACCATTGCTTTTTTATATAATACATTCCAAGCAGATGTTCTTCCTTCTTTTTTAGCAAGCTGATTACTATCATAAACCCCTTGTAAGAAAGAGTCGTAATGAACAATAGTTCCAATTAACCAAATAGAACCTTCTTGTTCTTTAGAATTTTCTAAAGCAGGTTCTACGGTAGACATAACCCATTCTTTAATTTCTCTTCTTCTATCTGGAGTTTTTGTATTTAACTCAGATTCAAAGTCATCAAGAATAATATTAGTATATCTAAGACCTAATTGAGAACGACCACGTAAACGTTGACTTGTACCTTTTGCAATAATCCTATCTCCTCTAGATGTAGTAAATTCTTTTTCAGTCCACTTACTTCCTTTTAAATCTCCAAAGTAATATCGTAACGCAGGGTTTACGTCAATGTGATTTTGAATATATTTAATATGGTCAATAGCTTGAGACTGTTCTTCAGATACCCAGGCAATAAATTGTTTTTTTTCAGGAGGAGCAAAATATAGCTGATATAATAACGCCGTTTTTGCTAACGTAGACTTTGCGTGACCACGAGGTAATATAATACAAGCTCTTTTTTCATCTCCTAATAATAAGTCGCTTAACTCATATTGGTATGGAGCTGGGCTAGACTTCATAAAATCTTCAGGCATAAACATTTGACCAAAGGTAATAATGTCTTTTTTTGCTAACTCTAACGCTTGTTCTTTTTGAGATAAGTCTGGAGGAATTATGTTAAATATTTCAGGCTTTTTCAAATTCTTTTTCATAAACCCTATCTAACATTGTTAATGTTTTCCTTGAATGCCAATCCCCGTCTGGAACTTCTGTAAAAGAGTTTGAACTTTGCCACAGCTGAGGTCCAGCTACATATATCCAAGCTTTTTCAGTTTTGCCGCTATCTAATTTTATAGGAACAGTAGTTCTAATATATAAACCAGTATCTATACCTTCATATTCGTCATACATACTAAGGTCTTCTTTGGTTACGTCCATAAGTTCTACAACAGCACCTTTCCCTTTTTCGTTTTTAATTATAGCTGGAAAAGATTGTGTTCCTGGAAACACTAAACTAAAACCTTCTGCTTTACCGGTGTCTGGGAATCCTCTTCTGAGTGTTCCGTATACAGCTAGCCTCACTAAGCATACCCTACTGTTCTAGGTATACCCATCTCTAGTATATCGAATTTAGGAGAATATATGGTAAGACAATTAAAACATTTAAGACCAGTACAGTCTTTTTTGTTTGTGTCCCAAATGTATACCCCCGTTTTATTTAGAGCATAATGACATATATGACATCTATTACTCTTCGATATCTTTTTTAACTTCTGCCAATTTTTTGTATTTGGATTCTTGAATTGCATCTAGTTGCTCCTTGGAAAAACCCTGAAACAATGTAATAGACTCTGATTTTTTCTCAGTATCCATCATTCCAGAAATTTTCATTAATGTTGTTAACGCTGTAATTTTATCTCTATCACTAGACTCTGATTTATCTATTACATTCCTCATCTCTTCTAAAAGATATTTTGGAGTAATCTCTGCCTCATTTAAGTGTTTATCTACTTCTTCTCTAATCAAATTTTTCACCCTGTCGGTTTTAAGCAACAACTTTGCTTGAGACGCTGCATATGATTTTTTCTTACTAGGAAAAGCATTCATATATGCGTCTACAACATCATCTCCTTTTGCTACATACTTTGCAAATAGAAATTCTTTTTCTGTTGCTTTTGTTCTTTCTTTTTTACGTACTGAGGGAGATTTGCCGTCTGTTGCGAATGTATGCATATTAGTACGCATCTCTCCCGACATAGTAACGTTTGGATTACAAACGAAAGAACCTATTATAGTTCTAACAAATGTAGTATCCTTTTTTCTGTTAGGCTTTTTTAATAGCCCAACATACAATACTTGGCAAACCTGACCATCATCAGATACAATCCAATCGTTTACAGAAGCGTGCCTCCAGTCTATGCAAATAGACAGTGAAGGGTTATATTCTTTAAACTCATCTATATTATCGAATAAATATTTAGTCTCGCCATTTATTGTTCTAGTTTTCATAACTTAGTTATTTCTTTTCTTCTGAGTCAAGTGTTATTATCTTAGACTCTTTTGAATCTAATTCTTTAACAACAAAGCCAACATAGTTATTAATAAGAAAGCGTTTTTCCATAAGGTCTTGCTCTAATTGCATACAGCCTGAACCTATTTGATTTGCTCTTTGAAATTGTGCTTTTGATTCATCTGACAATTCAGACGGCAAAAACTCGTATTCTTTTTCATTGTGTACTATTTTCATTTTTTTTTCTTCGGTCATATTCTCTCCTGTTTGAGTGTTATTTATATTTCTTTGGCAACGCTTTTGAAAAAAGTCTTCTAAGACCTAGTTCTATTTTATCCCAAAGAGATAATGTTTTTTTGTTTTTTTTCTTAACTTTTACCATTACTTACCCCATTTACGGTTTTTAACTATTAACGCCATCACTGCATATACAGCAATATCTAAGAATGCATCTTCAATTGGCTCGTTTTGAGCATTAAAGCTATGCTTAGTTGATAGGTTAACTAGTCGGTTTATCTTATCGTTCATCCTTACTATAATACCTAATAAGGCTATATTGACTTCTTCTTCAGTTTTTAATTGAGTTCCCATGGCAATATTGCCTGGACCGTAGTCAAATTGTTTTTTAGCAAATGTCATATACATTGTATTTAATATCTTTTGAAAATCGTGCTCTGTTTCAGGAAAATTGTCTTTTATATGTAA